CAATGAAAATTGTGGCAGTACCCCTGATGCAGCATTGTACGATATTAATGATAGAATGATATCAAGTATTGATTTAAAATGCCCAACAGAAAAGTTCTTTGAGCAAAAGATGATGATGATAAACGATAGTAAGCCTGAATTTCAGAACGTACCAAAAGCATATTTCTATCAAGCGCAAATGCAAATGATGTCACTAACTAAACACAACGAAAGTTTAGGGCATCCTGCGGTAACAAATCATTATTTAGTTCGCTATTTAACATCTACAAACTACGATTTTGATGGCAATAAAATAGAAATAGATTTGCCATTAAATGTACGAATATTCTACAAAATAGTAAAAGCAGATTTAGAAGTTCAAGCAAAAATACTGCAAGAAGTAGCACAAGCAAGTGAACAAAGAGATGCACTAATTAACATTTTAAAACAACCAATAATATAGTTATGAATTATAAAGAATTAAACGGATATTCAATAAGAGATGGATTTAATAAATTTAATGAAGAAAACCCACATATTTTTATAGCATTTGAAGAACAAGCATTAAGAGCAATTAATAAAGGTAGAAATAAAATAAGTTCAAAATTAATAATAAATTGGATACGTTGGCACGAATTTTTACAAAGTAGCGACCAAAACTTTAAAATTAATGATGCTTACCAATCTTATTATGCAAGATTTTTTATTGAAAAATATCCACAATATAATAAAGTTTTTGAATTAAGAAAATTAAGAAACGAAGAAGATGGAAAATATATGAATGTAAATATTGATGGACAAATTTCATTTAATTAAAGATAATAATATAAAAACCAATAATCTAATATGTACAAAGTAAAAGGAAAAATCACCCAAATCGGTGAAGTAGTAAGTGGCTTAACAAAAGCAGGTAAGGAATGGAACAAAAGTGAGTTCGTAATTGAAACACTTGACCCTAAATATCCAAAGTTAATTTGTTTTACATTGATGAAACAAGACCAGTTGCAGAACCATAAAATAGGTGGTGAAGTAGAAGTTGAATTTAGTGTTGATAGTAGAGAGTTTAATGGCAAATGGTATCATAACATCAATGCTATTAGTTTAAGCAAAGCACACGATAAGTCTGACTTACCATTCTAAAAACAAGGGGGTGGTATTAACTGCCACCCCTTTTAAATATGAACGAAATCAAACAAAAGAAATGCAAAGTTTGCGCAGTAATGTTTACACCTTACAAAAGTACACAGGTAGTTTGCACTCCTGTTTGTGCGATTGAGTTGGCATTTAGTAAGCCAGTAAAAACAAATATTTTAAGACTTGAAAAGAAAGTAAAGTTACAAAAGTTAAAGACATATACGCAAAGAGTAAACGAGGTTAAGACCATATTCCAAAGGTGGATACGAATGCGTGACAAAGATTCACCGTGTATCAGTTGTGGCATAAAAGAAACTAAACTTTGGGATGGTGGGCATTACAAGAAAGCAGAGTTATATCGTGGTGTAATATTTCACGAATTAAACGTACATAAGCAGTGCAGAAAGTGTAACACTTATTTAAACGGAAATGAAAGCAATTACAGGCAAGGGTTAGTAAATAGAATAGGAGAACAAAAGGTAAAAGATTTAGAACTATTAGCAGAGGAAACAAGAGTTTACAAGTGGACAGATTTAGAATTAGAATTTTTAAAAATAAAGTATAAAAACAATGGAAAATAAAACAGCATTACAACAAGCATTTTCAGATTTAGAAGAAATGCACCCACATTTATTTAATACGTTTTCACAACAAGGCAGGGACTTTGTTTATCACTTTCACAAGTATTTAGAAATTGAAAAACAGCAAATAAATAAAGTAGCAGGAGATTGGTTTAATGAAGCAGAATCTTATATGCACGATGGTAAAAAAAAATGGGATGATTTTGAAGATTACTACAACCAAACATTTAATAAATAAAACAAATGGAAAAACAAGAAATAATTAGCAAGATAATTTTTGAAGCAGAACGTAAAATAAAGCAAAACACTGGTATAGTTGTAAGTTTATTCTGCAAGAGCAAAGAAGTAAACAGCGACAATGAATTAGCACGAATAATAGTAAAACTTTGCGCAGATGAATACGGAATACCAATAGAAACTTTAATCGCTACTACACGACATAGGCTACAATGTGAGGCAAGGCAAGTATCAATGAAGATAGTTCGTGAAAACACCACGTTATCTTTAAAAGAAATAGGTGAGTTGTATATGGCTAAAAAGAAAGGCTGCGTACCTGAACTTGGAAAAGACCATACAACAGTAATTCACGGAATTAAAACAGTTGATAGTTTATTAAGCTATGACAAGTTGGTAATAAATAAGTACAACAAAATACTTACTGACTTTAATAAAATAATCAATTGTTAATATTATGTGTTTTAAAATAGAATAAAAGTTTTACATTTGCAAGTGTTGAATAAGTCGCATCTATTCAATATCTCCTAATTTTAATTTTCCAAAAGTTAAATATATAGGAACAAGCCACAATTAGATGCGACCTAATTTGTGGCTTTTCCTTTTTATACAAAGTCTAATCGTGGCTTTAAACGATTATAAATTATGGCATACGAATTAATATTTAAGGGTGAACACAACGACCCTACACAATTAACAGTTGCAGTAGTAAATGGCAGAATAGATATTATGCTTTACGACCCAACTTCTGATGAACAACAAAACTGCACTTCTATTTATTTAGACAAAGAAACTGCAATTAAATTTGCAAAAGAGTTGCGTAAACAAATTTCATTTATGGAGGTGACTAATGGCAATATTTAGAAAAATCCACACATCATTCTGGAGTGATAGCTTTATTCAAGATTTAGAAAAAGACCAAAAGTTATTTTATTTGTATTTATTGACTAATGAACGCACACGACAATGTGGTGTTTATGAAATTACTAAAAAGCAAATATCTTATGATTTAGGATATACTATGGATAGAGTATCTATACTGCTTGAATACTTTATAAAAGTAGGTAAAATTAAATATAATAATACTACAAAAGAACTTGCAATAGGTAATTGGTTAAAGTATAATAATTCAACCAGTCCAAAGGTGAAGAGTTGCATAGATAAAGAGTTTGGATACTGTAAGGATACTCTATTGATAGAGTATGTAAAGAGTATGGATACTCTATCGCAAGAAGAAGAAGAACAAGAAGAAGAACAAGAAGAAGAACAAGAAGAAGATATATTACCTAAAAATTTATTTAACTATAAAAAATGTACTGATATAGAGTTTGTACAAGAATTATCAAAGTTTAAAGATTTATATAATAAAAAAACTTTAAATGCTTTTTATATTTATTGGTCAGATAAAAATGAAAAAGGTAAAATGAAACTTGCGATGCAGGATACTTTTGAAATAAATAAAAGATTAGTCACTTGGAAAAATAATGAAATTAAATTTGGTAAATCTGAAACATTAGATGCAAGAAACCCTAAAAACTTACCAATAGAACTATGAAAATAACACGCATAAACGACAAACACATAATGGATGAAATAATGTACTTGCGTGAAAATAACACATCAAATCTATTAAGTACAGGTTTTGAAACATTAGACCAATTTTATAAAATAAGACCAACTAATACAACTATTATTTATGGTTATCCTGCAAGTGGTAAGAGTGAATTTGCCTTACAAATGTTAGTAGGTTTATCTGCAAAAGGGAAAAAACATTTAATCTATACACCCGAAACTGGTAATGCTGCTGAAATATTTTGCGAAATAGCACATAGCTTAACAGGTAAAACATTTGATAAAAGATTTAATAATTATATATCTGAAGCAGAAATTTACAGAGTACAAAACCACATAGCAGAATACTTTACTATTATTGATGATGATGGAATAAAAGGATTAACACTTGAACATTATGAAGAAATAGTAAAAGAAGTTAAAAGGGATGGCAAAGGTTTAGACTGCACGCTAATAGATAATTTTAACGATTTAGAACATAAGACATCGGATTTAAATAGTATTGCATCTTACCTACCTAAATTCATTTTAGATTGGAATCGTATATCAAGACAAAATAAAATACATTCTTTTATGGTTTGCCACGCAAGAAACCCAAACGGACTTAAATCGGGTGAATTACCAAAAGCACCAAGTGTATATGAAATTAATGGTGGTTCTGCTTGGTATGCAAAAGGTCAAAGTATGATATGTGTAAATAGGCAGTATGAAGAAATAAACGGAATAATGAAACAATCTAATACAGTTGATATTGACATAAAGAAAATTAAACCTAAAATAGTTGGCAAACGTGGAACAGTAAATTTAGATTTTGACTTTCCTAAAAAATGCTACTATGAAACTGTAAATGGAATAATTAAAACAGTTGATACTGGCTTTAAAACATCTTACGAAATACCTGCTGAAATAAAAATAAAAATAGGTGAAAAAATAGTAACACAAGCAAACTTTGATTTAAACACAGCACCTTTTTAAATGGAATTAGCAATAAAATTTGGCAAATACATAATGAGCCTAACAAACGAGCAAAGAGAATACTCAACAGTTGAACAACTATATAAAATATTTATGACCTATGAACGAACTTAAACAATTTCAAGATGAGCAGCAAAAGTTAAATGAACTGCGCACAAACGACTATAAAAAGTTAAGATTGATTATGGATGAATATTGTGGGTTTACAAATCTAATGACACAACGTGAACCTAATTATATATCCCTATGGCATTTAACATCGTTTATAGAAGACTTTGAAGCAAAGGTGATACAAAGTATAGGTGAAAGGAAAATAACCGCAGAAAAGCACCTTAAAACACTTTACTTAATCCAACAGCAATATGGCAAATATTATTTTGAATCAATTATCTATCGCCAAAAGGTGCAGGAACTTGAAACAAATCAAATAATATTTATGGAAAGAATAAAGCAATTAGAAAGTGAAATAAAATTATTAAACAACTTAAAAGAATTTTAATTATGAAAAATAAAATATTTAACGAAAACTGTTTTGAAACATTAAACAGGATCCAAGAAAAATCAATAAACTGTATATTGACATCGCCACCTTACAACACTGCGAGGAATACGCAAACAGAAAAATCTATTAAAACACATCAAAATAGATATGATATTCATATTGATAATTTAACAGATTTAGAATATTTAGATTGGAGTGTAGAATTGTTTAATAAATATGATAAAGTATTAATTGACAATGGCACTGTTCTATACAACATTAGCTATTCAAGTGAGAATACAGATTTGATTTGGAAGTTTGTAGGTGAAATAATTAATAAAACAAATTTTACTACTGGCGATACTATTATATGGAAAAAAGATAGCGCATTACCAAATAATACAAGCCATAATAAATTAACAAGAATATGTGAATTTGTATTTGTATTTGTAAGAAAATCAGAATTAGATACTTTTTTTATGAATAAACAAATTACAAAACAATCAGCAAGTGGTCAAAAGTATTATGAAAACAAATTTAATTTTATTGATGCTAAAAATAATGATGCAAGTAATGATTTAAATAAAGCAACTTTTAGTACAGACTTTGCAAGAAACTTAATTAAATTATATACAAAAGAAAATGATTTAATATATGATAGTTTTATGGGTACTGGAACAACTGCTAATGCTTGTATAATTGAAAATAGAAATTATATTGGTAGTGAATTATCAAAAGAACAATGCGAGTATGCAGAAAAAAGGTTAGGTATAATACAATCACAACAAAGACTATTTTAATATAGTTGATAACTTGTTGAATACTTCATAAACAATAGGGTAAACTTTGATGCGCCAATAATGGTAACAATTTGGAACGCATTGAAATAGTAAATGAAATTTTAAATAACCCTGCATACCTTGACACCTGCCGAAAGTTAGACCCAAGTTATAGCGATGATATTTACCAAGAAGTAATTGAACAGATATTAACTATTCCTGCTGAACGATTACCCACTTTAAATTATTTACAGTTCTGGTATTATTGTGTAGCTAAAAACATTATTTCACGTAATGGCAAGTTAGGAAAACTATTTAGTAAAGAAATTCCAATGGATGAATTTATGGAATCTGAATCCGAAAGAATTATAGATGACAGCGATTTAGACTTTAAGAAAATAGAAAACTTTATGCTTGGGTGTAGCGAGTTTGAAAACAGAATCGTGTTACTATATGCCGAACATAAATCAATGCGCAAAATAAGTAAGATAACTGGCATAAGTTATTCAGCATTACGAAGTGTAAAAGAAAAAATAAAAAAATTTGCAAATGAAAATCCTTGTAATCATACCGAGTTATCCTAACATAAGTGGTGTAGACTATCACCGACTATTGCAGCCACATAAACGATTAGCAGAAATGTTTAAGGAAAGTGTGGATATGTATCAAATTAACGAAATAGATAGCGCAACAATAGAGTTCCTGCAAGGCTTTGACATAGTAATAGCAAACCGATTTATATCAAGGGTAAACGGAAACGATGTAATAAGAAAGCTAAAGGATGCTAATGTTCCTTATGTATTAGACATTGATGATGATTACAGGTTACCTAATTGGCATATACTACAACAAGCAGCAAAGCAAGAAAACCATGCAGCTAAAATACTTCAAGCACTACACTACGCCAAAGCAATAACAACTACACACGAATATTTATCAGGAACATTAAAGTACGAAGCAAGCCAACCAAATACTTATGAAATACCAAACGCAATTAATCCTGAAGAAGACCAGTATAAGTTTACTAAAAGAGAACTTGATGTAGTTAAATTTGGTTGGAGTGGTTCAATAACACACTTTGAAGATGTATTACTAATGCACGATGGCTTATATTCTTTATACCATCAAGATAAATACAAAGGTAAATTCCAAGTAGTTTATGGTGGTTTTAGTATTGATGATGATACAAGCAGAGCAATAGCAGGTGTAATGAGTTGTAAGGGCAAAGCAAGTGAATCACAGTTTGCAACTTACCCAAGTGTATCAATAAACGAATATGCAAAGTTTTATGATGAAATAGATGTAAGTTTAATACCTTTAAGAGATAATCGATTTAATAGGCTAAAATCAAACCTAAAACTTATTGAAAGTGGATTTAAAAAGAAAGCCTGCATAGTATCAAATGTGCATCCATACGAACCAATGTTAAACCATAATAAGAATTGTCTTGTAGTTAAACATAAAAACGATTGGTATAAGCACATGGTTAAGTTAATTGAAAACCCTGCAATGATTGAAGATTTAAGTGAACAATTATATTTAGATTGTCAAGTTCAACACATTGATAGAATAGCTGAAGCACGTTACAAGGCTTATAAAAACATTTTAAAATTATGATAGATTTAATATTTTACTGCATAGGAATAGCAATGTTGTTTACTGCATTTTTTAGTTTAACACAAATACCAACGTGGTTAGATTTTAAGCCATTTAACTGCAACGTGTGCCTTTCTTTTTGGATTTGTGTAATAACTATTCAATTTGATTTAATTCACTACACA